CGAAACGCTATGTGAGCGTTTTTGATCTCCCTTGTTTAGTGAATGGTGATGATATTTATTTTCGTTCAAATCCGGTTTTTTACCAAATTTGGCTTAAATATATATCTATTGCTGGTTTCATTCTTTCTGTTGGGAAAAATTATGTTCACAAATCAGTTTTTACAATTAATTCACAGTGTTTTACTTATAATACGGCGAATGATTCACTGTATGAGACCACTTATTTGAATGTTGGCCTTTTGATAGGTCAATCAAAATCAGGTATAGTTGGTGAGAAACTCCCTACTTGGGATCTTTATAATAAGGTCCTTAAAGGTTGTTATAATAAACTCTACACTCATAACAGGTTTCTTTACTATCATTCTGATAGTATCGCTCAGATTTCTAAAAAAGGTAATTACAATTTATTCCTTCCTAAAGTTTTAGGCGGTCTTGGATTTATAAGGCCTTCACCGGATATTCCTGTGAAGATTACCTCTTTCCAACGACAACTCGCGACTTATTTTCATAACAAGATTACTCAAGCTTATAAGAATCCCACTTTGGGTCTAAAATTAAGCCAAGCGACCTTGATCGATGAAAATAGCCCCGTTGCCTACGATCCGTATCTTGGTGAATCAGTTCTACAATTTATTAAGAAAGGTGAAGTTATCCCTGAAGGATTTAATCTTCCCAATCTGATAAATAGTCCTGAACATTTATTGATTCATCAACTTGAACACATGACACCTAAATTAGCTTTCCGTTCGATAAATAACTCGATTCTAAAGGACTTCCGTTCTTCAGAGTCTAGTAAGTATCATGGCAAAGAATGCTGGTTTGGTTTTGAAGATTGTGTTTCAGGTAATTACCCGTATATTCTTGTCAGACGGGAATTAGATGACGTTGAGACTATGGAAGGGAATCTCCTATCTTTGACTGTTAAAAACGTTATGGATGGTATGTTAGAACAAGTTTTGTCTGGGTTGGAGTTAATCTCGCCCGACGGGTCACAGGTGAATGGGTTTGAGTTAATCTCGCCCTTTCACCTATAAGTTCTATATGCCGCCTAAAAACGTCAAAAACTCTCAGCTTGCTATGTCGCAAATTAATGCACAAAATGCCAAGAATCAAAAAAACGCTCCCAGTAGTAAAAAGGTGATTAAAAAGGTTAATCAGGTCCAAGGTAAAGGTGATCTCCGTAGTGCATTTTATAATGCCTTAGTTGATCCCTTTCACCCCAATTCTCTTGGGTGCCAAGTTCCTGATCCCTTTCCTTTCCCCACTGCAACCTTCCATGTTCACCAGACTTCGGTTATTGGTCCTCCTTCTTCATCTAGTATTACTAGTGGAGCAGTGGCCTTTCTTCCTAATCCTGTATTTTCCATGGTAGATTTGCAGCATGCTGCTGGTTTAACCAGTCTTAATGTATCAATCCAAACCACACCTATGACTGCGTTTACTGGTACGGGAACAAATGTATCTAGTTGTCTCTATGGAGCAGTTAGTACATCTGCACTCGCATCTGTATATGCAGATTATCGTGTTGTGAGTTGGGGTATCAAGATTTCAAATCTACAACCTGAATTAACTGCCACTGGCAGATTGATGGTTGCAATGATCCCTATTGGTGATACTATACCATCCTTTCTTGAATTGCAATCGGCATCTGCCGCATCCATACTTACTCCAGTTTTTGGTATTCCAAGTAGTTATCTGAATACTTCAGATATTTTGGAATTGCCTACTGGTTTCGAGATTTCCGTTGGAGATTTACTCCATGGGGATCTAGAAATTGCAGGTATGTATACTAATGCTAACTTTTGGTCTTTTAAGACCACAGTAAACAATGGTTTTGCATCTCCACTTATTGTTAGTGGTGATAGTGCTTCTTTCACTAGTTCATCTGGTATAGTATCTAATGCTGGTTATAAGGATAATGTTAGGTGTAATGGTGGATCTGCCATCGTAGTATACTACGAAGGTGTTCCTAACACTGCACAAAACTGTTTCCAAGTAGAAACGATTTATCATTTAGAAGGTACCCCTAATTTTTCCAGTACAGCAAATAATGCTTTAATCTCTAGTGTAGCTAAAAAGACTACCGTCGGATCATCCGTCGGTGTCGAACAAGCTATGACTAAAGCTTCAAACATTAGTAATGCTATACGCTGGCTTGAGAAGGGTGCTCAGTTCCTTGATAGGAATTCTGCAACTATTATGAAAATCGGGTCTGCTGCTGCAGCTTTCCTTTAGGCTTTATGTATATATTTTAAGACTAGCAAGTTGAGTAGTAAATTTAATTAAATAAACAACCATGTACCAGACCTTATCGAC